TTGTTTTGAATAATGTCTAAACGTTGTTCAAGCAGAGCCATGCGTTTGTCTAGTCCAGCGTATGCTTTTTCAATGTCTTGCATTATGCACTCCTGTCTAACACTTTCATACGGAATGCTCTTCTGTCCGTAATACCATTATTTGTTGTAATTTTACAGGTCACAATATAAGTTTTATCTTTTTGTCCACCTGACATTTCTACGTATGTTTTTGTTCCAGTTATTCCACTTGATACAATAGTAGGTGGAGTTGGATCGTTGCGTCTTGCCGCAACTGAATAAACCGTTGTTGCTAGAGCATCACCACTTCCAAGCCAATCAGACCATTGAAAAGTGTAAACTAACTGGCCTTCAGTATCTTTGGTAATTTGCAAACCCGTAGAGGTAAGTTCAAAACCAGTTCTATTAATAGCCATTGTTATTAGTCTCCTATTACGTTATGTTATATTCTCTGTTTTCAACACCAACAGTGAATTCTCTATTTTCTGCAACAATAGTATGTTCCGTTATTTCTGCAGGTACTTTGTAAACTATTGCGTCTACATCAATTACCTTAGCAACGATTGTAATACTACTGCTACTATTTATTTGACTTGTTATATCTACCTGTTTTCCAACGGTAAACGAGCCAGAAACGGTGCTTGTTACACTGGCAACTCCAAACCTAATTCTATTTCCATCAGCACTCTGTGTAAATGTGCTTGACATTATTACTTCATTGTTTCTTGTTGCTACTGCTGTAACAACAAATCCACCACTACCACTTAGAGTAGCCTCAGCACTTACTACCTTAATAGGATCACTTGAAACTGTTGCAACACAATTTAATTCTGCTTCGCCAGTAATATTTGACGTACCTTCTGCTGTTACAGATAGTGTAATTGATTGAGTTGAAGCACCTTGTTTTGTTAAACCGTAATCTGCTGTTAATGTAGCAGTTGTGGTTGTAACAATAACATTGCCTGTTCTCTTAACAGCATCTACTGTTAGAGCACTTACAACATCTGCGTCTATTAGGAAATCACCTATCTTAGCCGCCGCTGTTAATTGTGTAGCAATACTGTCAAAGTCACCTATTGCACTTCTTCTTACGTTTACATCAAAGTCTGATGTGAATGTGTTGGTTATTACATCTATGCTTGGATTAACTGTTTTGATACCATCTGTTGATATGCTTGTACTAGATGATATTGTTGCATCAAAAGGTCTTGTTCTTTTGAAATCCATAGCAGGTAGTGTAAATGAACTGCTTAGGTTTGCATTATGATCTTTGGTTGTGTTTGTGTCTACAACCAATACACTAGAACTGCTTAATGTTGATACACCAAATCTTATTCTATCTCCAGAAACGGAAGATGAAAAAGAACTTGAAAGAGCGGCAGTTGGGTCAAGTATAACATTATTAACTGTTGTCATTGTTGTGCTTGATGATAGTGTAGCACTAAATGATTTGAATAGTGTTTCGTTTACTGTTGTACTAACAACACCTGTAATAGTTGCTTGTCCACTTGCTGTAAATTGTGGTGTTGCTGTTAGACTTGCTGTAACATCAGCATCAATTAAGAAGTCACCTATTTTTGCGGCCGCTGTTAATTGTGTAGCAATACTGTCAAAATCGCCAACAGCACCTCTTACAGCATTGCCATCTATTTGGCTCGTAAATGCCAGGTTAGCACTTGAACTTGCTGTTGCTTGTTTAACTGCTGTTGTGCTTACTGTTGACGCTGTATCGCAGTCTATGACACCACTATCTTTAATTCGTAGGATTGTTGCTGTTGTAGATGCTGTTGATGTTATTGTTGCTGTTGCTGTTCTAATAATATCTATATCAGCGGACAATGAAGTTGTTGCTGTAAGGTTGGCAGTTACACCAAACACACCGCCTATTGCACTTAACACTCCTCCACTTGCTTCAAGTGTTGCTGACGCTTCTAATGTTAAGCCTAAATCATCGTCAAAGTTGTTGTCAAAGTTGGCAAGGACCAATGTATTTTCTGTGCCACTGCCTGCTGGATTGCTTGAATAACCTGTAATGGTGCTTGAATCTAATTGGAAATGCAAACCATCAAAAAACACATCGCCGTTACTTGGAACTTGGTCCCAATTATACAGAGCAACACGGTTGTATGTATTCGCACCAAATGTTGAGCCACCTATACGACCTGTGTATGTATAAGTGTCAATCTGTGTGTTGTCTACTCGTAATTCAACGGTATTTCCACTGTATCTACGCAATACTATGTGATGCCAATCACTGCTAAAATTATTAGATGAAGTAGATCCTGTTAGTTCCCTATATGTAGAATTCTCAATGTCTCTAAATTTAGCAGTTATCTTATCAGCCTTCGCACCAATTATTAAACCAAGGAATGTGCCTGGACTGTCGTAATCAGTTCCTAAATTTACACTTGATGATTGATTTCCTAAGGATGCCACAATGTTGTTAGTAGTACCATTGTTGTCATTCTCCATTTTAACCCAAAATTCAAACACAAAGTTTTGATTATGGTTAATAACATATTGGTTAACGTTGTTGGTTATGTAGCCAATGTCTAATTCACTTGAAAGAACTCTTAGGCTGTCGTCTTTTAGTTGTAAACTGTGTGTTCCATATTGCTTGTCACTGCTTGAAAAAACAATGTTAGAACCTGTGTAAGCACTTGTACTTGGGCCGCTTGTATCATAGTACCACTTGCTCCAACTAATTGGTCTACCACGATTAGGCCATTTAGAAGTGAATAGTATAAAGTTTTGTGTTAGATGAGCACTGGCTCTTTGGAAGTTGCCAGGTGTTGATGTAATTGTAAATGAACTTGAAAGTGTTGTAGGAGTGTTTGTTGTCTTGTTAGCAGATGCTGATTGAGTGAAAGAGGTAGAAAGGGTTGAGGCAAATACACTTGTTTTGACACCTTGTAAACTAAGATTAACAATGTTGCTGAGTGTTGCTTCATTGCCACTGAACTTGCTAACAGTAGCACTCATTGATATTGAACTGCTTAATGTTGCAGAAAATACCTTAATTACTCCTGTGGTTACACTTGGTGTAAACAATGCACCAAAGTCTGCTTGTGCATCTACTGTTTTAACTACTGTTGAACTAACTGTTGATTGACTGCTAACAGTAGCATTTGTTGTTAATAATAATCCACTGTTTTCACTAATACTAAAAGAACTAGAAAGAGTTGCACTTGCTTCTGTTTCTGTTACTTCTGTAAGGTCCGCTGATATTGAGAATGTAGCAGTAAGTGTTAAAGGATCAAGAAATTCTATTACTTGAAAATATCCTGCTTCTACATAACCATCTTCTACATATTTTGTAGCGGCTAAGAATTCTTCTGCATTACAACTTACCGTTGAAGTTACTGAAAGTGTAGCCGCGTCTGGTTGAACAAGAACTTGGTAGTATCCTGATGCAACGTAATCTTCTACAACATATCTTACAGTGGCCATCTAGGTCCCCTACACGTTTATATCTTTAACTGATTTAGAATTATCAGCACCGTCCCAACTTACAAGTTGAACTGTGTTTGCATCATTGGCATGAGCCGCACTTGGCATTGTATAACTTGAACCAGTATATCTAGCATTATCACTTATTCTTGTATCACTAATATAACCAGTGTATAAACTTGAAGTTCCTTCAATTGATCCTAACTTAAGATCATTTTCATTAAAGTTGTTTCCACTACCTGGACCAGTGCTTTGTCTTGTGTTGTTTTCATAAGCATAAACACTTCCTGAGAAACTAACCGTAGCCCCTCTAGTTCCGTTTAACATTAATTCTAATGTGTTGCCGTTACGAACTAAAGCAACGTGATTCCATGCGTTGACTGTGTAACTACCAAAACTGGTACCACCTGATACGTTCCAACTTGAACCATTGTCACTCATGTATAATCTTACTGTACCACTTAACAATAGAATATCAAGTGCTTGAGCAGTATTGTTTTGACTTGCTATCATAACCTGTGTTGCAGATGAACTTGTAGGATAGAACCAAGTTTCTATAGTAAAGTCATTTGATCCTGAATTATAATATTCCATAGAACCAAAGTAAGCATTAGTTGAACCATTACAGTATAAACTTGATGTTCCCCATTTACTTTGATCATTTTGTAATCCTGGAGGTATAGTATCAACATATCCGTACATCCAAGTTGATCTTTGTCGTCTAGCACCTTTATCATCATGAACTGTGTTTGTCTCTGCTGTGTTGTCCATATGTAATAAGAATCTATCATTTGCTTGATCTGGGTCAACAGGACCTGTTGGAACTGTTATGCTAGATTGTGTTGGATCATATTTTGCTGTTGCTGTAACTCTAACTTCGTCAATGTATCCAAGAGTAGCACTATTGAATGGCAATGCACCGTTTGGAAATGCACCAATGCCTATTGTTTCTCTTCCGCTAGAACCAACTGCTGTTGAACTGCCTGATACGTTTTGTTGTCTTGATCCGTTTGTGTAGAAACTTAAATTGCCACTTGAATCTCTAACCAATGCAACATGATGCCATGTGTCAGAAGCCAATGCATCTGTTGCCGCGGCAACGTTCATATCGCCTGCACAATAAACTTGTAATTTTTGATCGTAGTTTCTAAACAATATGAAAAAGTCGTTTGAGCCAGTAGTCCCACCATCTTGTTTGTTTGCTAAAAGGTTAGCACTTGCGGAACCTGTTTGTGAATCATACCAGAACCAAAATTCAAATGTAAATGCACCTGAAAAGATTTGATCACCAGCAGTTTCTGGTGCAACAGTCACCACATCACCTGTTCCGTCAAAGTACATGGCACTATTACCGTATGCACGTCTAGAACTTATATCAAAGTTATAGTGCTGTGCGTTGTTGCTGGCTGTTATTGTAGGTGATACCCTACTAGGCGTAGATGCAACTACACCTTTACTCAAATATGATAATCTACTTGCTCCTAACATTTGTTACCCCCTAAGCCTGGAAGTCTGTTGCTATGTTAGTAAAATATGTTGTTCCGTCATAGAATATACTTACTACACTATCATTTGTTAGTGTCTTAGATCCGCCTGCAAATTTGTATGCACCTGTTCCTGAAGCCGCTCCACTACCACTAACAATTAAAGTTACTGTTTGTCCTGCCGCGGCATCTGTAAATGCTGGCAATGTTAAACCACTTGTAATAGTTACTGATTGAACGTTTCCGTTTGATACACTTATGCTAGGTGAATCTGTTGATCCTAATGCGTGAATAGGTTCTAAATAATCCTTTAGACCCATGTTTGAAACATTATTCCCTTGACCGTCTAATGCACCTCCCAGTTGAGGTGTAGTGTCTGAAACAATGTCTTCTAATTTATCTGTGTTAAGGTTGTTGACGTTAGCATCCGCTTCTGCGATTGTCAACGCTGAACCTTTTGTATTTCTTAAAACTACTGTTGCCATTGTTCACTCCTTTTATAAGTTTAATAGTTTAGTAAGGGTGCCCCTAAGATGAAGCACCCTTAATATTAAATTATTACGCGAGTGATACGGTTAAATTTCCGCTTGACACTTGGAACGTGTCGCCCGTCTCAATAGTTTTTGAAGTTGTTACTGCACCGTAGAACAATACGTTCCCTGAAGTAGATGCGTCCATAACTGCAACGTGAGTAACAGTTCCCCAGTTGCTTGTTGCCGCTGAAAAAGTTACTGTTGCGTTAGTAGAAGCACTTCCTGAAGAAGCCGCCGCAAATGCAACGCTTTGTCTACCGTATGCTGTGCCAGAAGTTGAAATTTCTGCACTTGGTGAGTTTCCTTCTAATCCTGTATCTGCTGTGAACAATGCAAGATAGATTCCACCTGGTTGTGAGAACGCTGTGTTATCTAACACATGGTCCAATACTTTATTTTCTAAATAATCTGAAGCCGCTGACATGATATTTTCTCCTTTGATATATGTTTGTCTGTTCGTCAAACAGACAACGGAGTTGTCTGTGACTTGCCTAGTTTTATGACATTTTTCTTTGTCATTAGTATTTACCCCAAAACGTCAAAAAACGTCAAAAAAAGGCAAAAAAAGATAGTCTACTACAAATCGTATCCGTAAACAGTGGTTGTAGTTCCTGTAATCAACCCATTTGCTGGAACACTATTGAATGAAGTTATAATGTTGTATGGAATACCTGAAATATTATTTGCACTTGCTACGTTTACTGTAGAATCTATAGTTATAGAACCTCCACTTACTGAACAAGTAAGAGGAACTGTAACTGTTGCCTCTCCTGCTTGTGGAATTGGTAGATATGCACTTCTTCTAGTAGTTAAACCAGTTAGAGCACCACTTGTACCATCATATACAGCACACCAAACAATAGGAACCAATGTGTATTCACAGGTTGTATCTGCTGGTGGTTGTGGTCCTGTTGAATTATTGTTTGTTATAGATATAGTAGCATCATTGTTTGTAATTGCACAGAAATTTTCTGCTGTTGGTGTAAATGTAACAGTAATAGATTTTGTTTCTCCAAAGGCGCTGTCATCAGTTGTGTTTACTGTTAAACTTGCCGCATTTGAATTAACTGTAACTGTGCCAGTTAATGCTGTTGATACTTTACTTGTACCTGTTCCTGTTATGGCATAGTTTAAAGTAGAACCATCTGCTTTGCCCACTGTTGTAACACTAACTGTAGAACTAGATCCTTCTGTAACACTTGTTGGTGAACTACTTACTGTGTTGATATACTCTGCTGGTGCTGGTAGTACTCTATAGGTAGTTGTAGCACCACCTAAGGTTACTGTAAATGTTGTGTCTGCTGTAACTGTTGGTGTAAAGGTTAAACTTGCAGTATTTCCTGTTGAAACAACTTCTCCAGTCAATGGTACGTCTATTTCATTAGCAGGTATTCCTGCTATGGTGTAGTCATATGTGTAATTAGGAGTGTTAATAAAACATACTTCGCAATCATGACTTAAACTTAATGTTTCAGATGTGCCAGAACATAAATCAGTAGTTCCTCCTGCACCTGTTCCTGTTGGAGCGTGTGTAAGATTAGGTTTCTTAGCGCCAGCAGTCATCATCTCATGAGTGGCTTTATCAGCAAATTGTATGTCTTCTGTTAAGACTCCTGTGTTTTCGTCAGCAGTAACAAACTTCTTTAACAATCCACTTGCAATACCTAATAGTGCATTGGCTCCTAATAGTCGTGCCATTATTTTGCCTGTGTCAGCATCATCGCTTTTTTCTATTTCTGCATTAAACACTTTTGATTTAATGCCACTGAAGTGTGTTCTTGTATCGTATGTTAATCCTGACTCTGTGTATATTGTTGCGTTGTATTCTTGAGCCGTTATGCTGTAAATTAAATCGCCTTCGTCAGTATCTTCTTCATCAATTTGTATTATTCTAAATTCTTTTGCATTGAAGTCAAGTCCAGCATTGGTTAATGTAACTACATCTCCTGCCTTTAAAAAGTTTGCTTCAAAGTTTGATCTAAATTCTACAATAAGATCTAATCTATTCTGTTTTAATTCACGTCCACCAATATACTGTGCTATGATTGGATCATTACATTGAGGTAATTTTAATTCAAGTGTATTATCTAATTCATTTGCAAGTCTGTCTCCACTTGCAAGTGTTATGTCTACTATATCTACTGTGTCTCTAATATCTTTGTGTGGAAAACTAATACTGACTTTATTATATAATTCGTTCATGCCAGTACCTGCTACATTTATTTCTCCAATGATGTTGTCATCAGTAAATGCGTAACTACTTGCAACAGGTGAATTTAATAAACTGGTCCATTTGCCACTATTGTTATCCCACGTAATAAAAGCACCACTTTGGTTGGCAAGGGTGTTAATATTATCTAAGACATTGTTGTTAGTATCTACTAAACCATTTATTCTAAATTTTGGATTTGTTGCCATATCTATCTACCTTGCTTTTGTCCTTATGATTACAATACCGTTTGCACCAACCCATGGACCTTGTGGAGCACCTGCTACGCTTTGATTATTTCCAAATCCATAACGTCCACCATTTCCTGGTATTGCAATATAGTCATCAAAGGTAGTTGACCATGAATCTGAAAAATATCCGTGTTGGAAATCTCCACTTGGATGAGAATTACTTGCCGCTTCACCTGTGGATCCTTCACCATAAGTGTTTCCATCCCATGCTAAAGAGCCAGCACCACCGTGACCCTTAACTATTACGTTGCTATTTCTAGGATTCCCTGGAGCCAATGTACCTGAAGTATTATTGCCTGAATAACCTTGATAATTCCAACCAACTTCACTTGCACCACCGCCACCATTGCCGTGATATAATCCACTTCTTTGTCCACTATAAGTTGCACCTAAGGTTGCACCAGCATTAGAGGTATGATAATTTGTTCCATCTGCGTTTACGGCTAATCCACTTGCTCCTCCACTTTTAGTAACAACTGTTTGATAACCTCCACCTGAAGTAACGTTTACAAAATATTGTCCGCCATATCCGCCTGTTGCTTGATATCCAAATGCACTTGAGGTTCCGCCTTGTTGTCCTGATATAATTTGACCGTTAGGAACTGGATATGTATATCCTGGAGCGCCTCCTGTTCCTACAGTAATAGTTTTTGTTCTGTTGTTTGCATTTGTTTCAGGAATAAGATTAAGACCTTGGAAGACTCCGCCTCCGCCGCCTCCGCCGCCAAGGTATGCACCACCGCCACCAGCACCAACAACAATTAAATCAACATAACCATATAACATAGCATCTAATGGTAAGTTAAATGTGTCTGAATTTGTAAATGTATAAGTTTGCGTTTCTATACCTGATCCTATACCTACAAATTGTATTTCACTCTTCCATTGTTCTACTATTGTACCTGAAGCACCACCGTTTCTTAAAGTAAATGTAACTGAGACATTACTTACATTGTCAAACGTTGGGAAGTAACGAAGTAATCCCATCTGTCCGCCTATTTCTGCTTGTGTTCCAGTTATTTCTACATAATCATTATTAATAGTGGAATCATTATAAGGTAGTTGGTTTGTTACAACTCCAATTAATCCGCTGTCTACTTCTACTTTGATATAATCTGCTGTTGCATTTACAGTTGGAGCAATACTGCTGTTTGCAAATCTTGATTTTGCGTTTGATATTTGTGCATTTCCGTGAGCAGTAATATTAGAAGGACCTGTTGCTCTAACACTTGAATCATCTGTGAATACTGTACTACCATTGTCGCTTGCCATGTGTAATAATAATTGTGTATCGCTGTCGTCCTGGAAACCTGCAACAACTTCTGATACCTGTGCTTGTGTAGGATCATATCTAGCAATGCTACTAAATCTTACTTCATCAATGTAACCATCTCCGCCATTGTCTACAGGATAATTGTATTGTCTAACGTTTAATGGTAATTGATTATCTAAGAATGCACCTATTCCAATGTTTTGTCTATTTGTTGAAAGCATAGGGGCAGTTGATCCTGTTACTAATTGATTTCTAAGACCATTAACGAATAATGCTAGGTTTCCACTTGTATCTCTAACTAATGCAACATGATGCCATTGATCTATTGCAAGTTCTTGTGTTGCTGAGGCAACATTCATGTCTCCACCTGCATACACCTGTAACTTTCTATCTGCATTTCTCCATAGTATAAACACATCTTCTTGTGCTGTTGTTAGTCCTGTCTTACTTGAAAAAATAGTGCTTGAAGCATTTCCTGTATCGCTTTCTATAAAAAAGAAACATTCCATAGTGAATGCTCCACTATACACAAAGGACGATGATGCGTTTGGTACTACTGATAAACGTGATGCTTGTAATCCACCTGACGCTGGCTGTCCATCAAAGTATGCTGATGTGCCTCTGTCAAACAAGTAACTACCTGCGTTTTTAGTGTAAGCAAGATTCCTTACTCCATCAACATTGTCTGTTGTATCTAATGTTGATGATACTTCAAGTCCTGCAACACCATCATGTAATACACCAATCTCTGCACTTACTGTAAAGACTGCACGTATGGCAAGATCAATTGTAACATCTTGCATTGTAATAACCATGATTGGATGTGCTTCTGCACCTCTTAACATTCCACCATCTGTGTTTGCTGTTACTGTAGAGGTTGCTGTAATTGCCGCAACTGCCTTGAAGTTTCCTATTGTCCAAGACTCATTTCTTCTGACACCATCTCTTGTAAAACCAATTGTGCAAGTAAATTCAAAATTTCCTTGTGTGTCTGCTGGAACTGTTATGCTAGGTATCTTAATTATATCCCAATCAGCCGCTGACGTAATACCACTTATCTCATAAACTCCTGTACTTGGTTGAGTTAATGATACCCCTGAAGGCATAGTAGGAAATGTTACGGTAGCAGATGAAACACTACTAACATCAACAGTAAAGGTAACTAATGCTTGACTAGGTTTTATAATTTCTACAATATCAATATTTCTTTTAAGATCAAATGTTGTTGAATTAATTGTTTCTGTTATGTCTGTTGCACCAGGATAATTGAATATAACATCACTGGTTCTGTTGTCAGTGTATGTAACTGTTCCATCTGAATAATTATTTAATTCATGTAAGGTTGTCATGATACATCAACCTCCGTTGCTGGAATGCCTGCACCGTATCTGGTGTTCTGCATATAATCGTTTAAACAATCACCTGGTTTGGTCATTGTGTTTGTAAGTTTAACCATTATGTTTTGTCCAACTGTGGTTAATTTTTGTTTCTTGTTATATGTTAGTTGGATAACAACAAATACCAAATCATCCATTGTATGGTTTGCTGTCCATCCTGGAAATATACTTGAAGCGGCAGTTGAATTGCCTGTTGCTTCACTTGTAAATTGTGTAGGATTACTACTGCCATTATTATAAGGATAAACCTTAACTAATCCGTCCCATACATTACTTGAATTACCTTCTGTGTCATATATGTTTTCAACAGTATAGCCATCTGATCTAAATCCTAATCTAAATCCGTCAATGTATATTTCATTAAATGATATTACACTTTGAGTTCCATCAATTAAACTTCCTGTCCTTTCACATAATACAACAGCAATGCTCATTGTTTTATTGTCTGAACTTAATTGTGCATCAATTATCTTACCAGGAACAAATGCACTTCCGTATAACACAGGAACTTTATATTCTGTATCTGCGGCTATTGTTATGTTAGAACCTTTGTCTTGTAAACCTTCATTGGCTTTGTTCATGCTCTTGTTTACTCTGTTTAGAGCATACCCTAGTAGAGCAGTTCTTGCCAATGTACTACCTATACCATCTCCACCTAAGAAGCCTAGTGCTTGTTTACCAACTGATTTTATGCTATCTAAGAAACTCATTAAGGCGCTCCAAAATCAAATTTAGTATCTTTAATTGTTGGAACTCTATCCATGCTTACATCATTAGCAAAGAAACTTTTTTGACTTGAGCCATTTGTTTTTCTTCCACTAATCTTTTGTTCCAATATGCTAAAGTTGTTTGAACATTCTAATAATAAATGTAGAGTACTAACACGTTCTTCTGCATTGAATTGTTCTTGAACACTGAAGTTATAAACCCTGCCATTAAAATATGTTTGTGCTTCTATTTCAGTGCCAGTAGATATGTTGTAAATGCCACGATATATTTTTATATCACTGCCTTTTATTTTGCTGTATAATATTTCTTCTACAGCATCAGTTGGAATACCACTTATACAAACAGTAACCGTATCACTGCTTGGTCTTATTTCACTTGTAGTTGGTGTTATATTTAGAAATTGACCTAAAGGAGTGTAAGTTTCTGAATTAATAAGAGTTGTTGTTTCAGCATCAGTAAAACGTAGAACTGTACTACTATAGGTTGCCGTGCTTGAAGTTCTGTATTCAGAGACTTGTAGTCTAACAAAAAGGTTAGTCTTAATACTGTCGTATGTGCTAAGATTAGCCATCTATTAAACCTCCACTAATACAAACGGTCCACTCCATCTAACTTGATCATAACCAAAAACTTCCCACTCTGGAAAGGCTACACAAATAACATTGTAGGCTTCTTCAGTTGTTGGGGTTGAGTTGCTGTAATACCAAGGATGTTTGGCGTATGTAATTGTGATTCCACCTGAGGTATGTCTGTCTAGTGTTTCAAGTGCTTCAATGTTTGACTTTATATCACTCCATTTAGGTCCGTCAGGTAATCTAACTGTAAAAATCTTTTTAGGTGTTCCTCTGCTTACTGCTTTAACAACACCGCTTCTTGTTTGAGTAGACGCAACAGTATCTTTTCTGTTTATTGATAAGGTTGTTGCATTGTCTATCACATATTGAAAACTCATCTATCTATCTCCTTACTGGTACCTTACGAGCACCTTGACTTGCAACTGCATGAATAAACTGTGGGTCTCTTGCAACCATTTGTTTGAAACTTGAGGCGTCAACTGCGTTTATATGATATGTTACGTTACTGCTACCACCCATTGGTGTAACAGTTGCTGGTCCACTTACAAGTTCAGGACCCTTTTCTCCTACAACTCCAAATGATCCTGCTGGTATCATTCCTCCATTAGCAAAGAAGCCTGCAAATAAACTACTCATTGCACCTGCTCCTCCACCGCCACCAAATGCACCAAATGTCTGTGCAATAACCTGTTGGATTTGTGAACGTAATAATTGTTCTAAGATATCATTTATAAGACTCTTAAATTCAAACTTACCTGTCTTGGCAAAATTAACTATTGTATCTTCAATGCCTTTGGTAGTTGTTTTAAATATTTTCTCTGCGGCTTTGGCGGCATTAGTTGCATTGTCTTCAAAGTCTTCAAATGCTTTTTTCCATCCAAATCCAAATGTTCTTTGGGCGTCACGTTGTTGTTTTGCAAGTTCTGTAAGTCTGTTAAATGTTTTTGTTGCGTGTTCTTCTAAGACTCTTATTTCTGCCATATAGGCATCACTTGTTATTAATCCATCTTGCCACTTTTCCTTAACATTACGAATTGCTTCTACTAGATCATTGTCTATACTTGTTCTAATGTCTTCAACTATTATTTCAAATTTGTTAAGGTTTAATTTTTCTAATTCACTTTGGGCATCTCTTACACTCTTGTCCATGCCAGCCATGAAGTCTCTGCGTGAATCCATAACATCAAGCAATGCCATTTCTCTTTCTTGTTCTTCTCTATTTTGTTCACGTAATCTTAAAGTGGCTTCAAGGCCTGCTTTACTTGTTTCATAAAGTTCTGTCATTGCGGCTAATTGTTTTTCAATTTCTGCAACTTGAACTTTTGATTCTTCAGTGTCTTTGGCTTTTAATTCTATTAGTTGTTGTTGTAATGGACGTACTGCATTATAATATTGTTGTGTAAATCTATTTAGATCACGCTGTATGTTGGCTTGTGACTCTGTCATCTTCAGCAATTCACCTTCTTGCTGAACTGCTTTCATTATGTCATCAACACCTTGCTTGTATGTTTTAAAATAGTCTATTGAACTTCTTGTTACTTCTGCTTGATCATTCTTAAGATCTTCTAACAGATCACGGAAGTTAGGGGCGTCTGGAGCATTTGGATCTGCAGTTAATGGGCCTATGTTATCTGCTGAGTTTGAAAGTGCATCTAATTCATCTTTTAATTCATTGATATCCTTGACACTACCTGATGTCATTTTTTCTATACTTGCAACAACACCAGCCGCCGCGGCAACACCAGCCGCCAATTTAATAAGTCCAACACCTGTTACACCTTGTAACACAGCACCTGCCGTGGCAACTCCTGACAATGCTTTACGCATTGCATTTAGAGCCCCAACAACTGCAATTATTTTACCAACAGCAAAGGCGGCAAAGAACCCAGCGATAAGTGCCGTAACATATTTGATATTGTCAGCAATAAATCCTATTGCCGCTCCTATAGTTTCGCCCATCCATTTAAACAA